CGCTTATTGCCTCCGCGTAATGGTGAGCCGCCTCCTGTAACGATTTCGCCTGCTCTTGCGAGAGCATCCTTGAACCCCACATTCTCTAATTCCATAATGACATTGACTGCATTGCCACCCTTACCACAGGTGTGACAGTAATACAAATTGTTATATGTATCGATGACTGCACTCTTGCGAGAGTCATCGTGCATACAACAGCGCACCGATACGTTGCGCCCCTCTTTTACTTCTCCTCCAAAGTGCCTGACTACTTCAGCTATGGAGACTGCGTTCGCATCGGAGCTGGCTTTTGACCTCTTCGTACGAACCACCCTGGACCAGTCTTGTGCTGGCATCCGCAATCTCCTTCGCAGTTCTGGTGAAACTCCTTAGCCATATCAGTCTTACCGATAGTGTTGTGGTGACCTGCCCACGCACATTTACTGCAGATCATCTGCCTTCTTCTTTCTAGTCTTGGGCTTCTCTTCTGCTACTACTTCTTCTTTCGGTTCTTCTACTACCTCTGGTGTATTCCAGAGTTCACTACTTGTTATCTGTCCTTGTGGTACTGGCATTAGTTTTCATCCTTTTTCCAATAGACAACTTCTTCTACTAATTTTTCAAAGGCTGTTCTATAACCTTGAACTTGACCACGTAATTCATATATCTCTTGTAGTAAACCAGCGGTTCTATCTACATTCATTTCCATAAGCAAATGCACTTGCTCTGGAGTATCAGCCTTCTTTACTAGCTCTTCAAGTATACGGTGTCTGTCAACTATATCTTCAGTGTTGCTTTTTCTTCGCATCACTTACTCCTTTGCTCTAACCATTGGTCTAGGTCTTGGATTACCCAAGCCTTCTCTACTCCGTGCTGTCTGCGTTTGACTATGACGAAGGCTGGTGGGGTGACGGGTAGTCCACGAGCCTTCGCATAGTTGGCTGCCTCAGTCTGGGCTTCTGCCCAGAACTGCGGAAGATTGATTGACTTACGGTTCTTACACTCCAGAATATAGGTCTGACCTGCGATGATGGTAACGATGTCACCTTCATCATTAGATCCCGCCTTGGCTAGGCGTTCAGCAAAGTGTCCAAGTTTGCGTAAGTATTTCATTACATCCGTCTCAAACTTAGATCCCTTGGCTTTGTTATATGAACTCATAAAACCCTCGATAGATTTGAGTTATAGACCATCCTGCCGTAAGCATCGCTGTCATTGATATGACAGGTAGCAAAGTTTACAAAGAGTCCTATGTAATCCTTGCCGTCAGCTTGGTGTTGTCCAAATCGGTTCTTGACTGCTGCAACCCGAAGCGTATGCTCAAACGGATTGTAGCCAAGAGTAAGTATCATCGCAGGTAACTGACTCACCTTGCCGTGAATAGCACGACGTGCTGGTGGTTCAGTCATATCCTTACCATACTCACTCTGTTCTGATACGTGGTGCAGAACAAGCACACAGGCTTCTGTCTTGCGTGCCATATCGTGTAGCTCCATCATTATTTGACGTAAGCCTGCCCACTCATTATCAGATTCAGCGACGACGTTCATCAGGTTATCTATGACGATCAGTTGTGGACTGATTCCATAGAGTTCAATGTAAGCCTTTACTTCCGCCTCAATATCATCAAGGTTCGGTGATGAATCAAAGACCCACTGTATGTGTGATATATCCTGTAGACTCTCATCATAGGCACCAATGTTGATGCTGATTTGATTCTCTACAGTTTCTTGGGTGTGACCTGCTAGATGTGCCGAAGCACGTAGCATCACAGTTGCAGCGTCAGTATCTGCAGAAAAGAACAGAGTAGGCACCTTGGCCTTGATAGCATACACAAGAGCGAACATAGACTTTCCAGCATTCGGTGCAGCGGCAACCATACACACTTGACCTCGCCGAAACTTTATGCCCTTTTTGTCTAGGTCTTTCCACACAGTCGGAAGTGGCTGCGCCAATGTATGGGCAGTCCTCCAAGCGCGGTCTAACCTAAGCACTTTCCTCCCGTCGTAGAACTATCTTTCTCTGTCTTCTTATCTGCTTACGCTGGAACTCCGAAAGTCCACCCCAGATTCCGTAACGCTCATTGTGGATTGCCCACTCTGCACAGTCAGCTTGATGGATACACGAGTTACATATACTTCTAGCGTGTATGGCTTCTTGCGTTGAACCAAGTCCTGGTTCTGGAAACCAGAAGTCGCCACCTGATTGAGCGCAGAGAGGATCCTCGAATTCACGAGGCTCTCGCATTGGGTCATCGGACCCAGATAGTCGCGCACTTGTCTACCGCACCTTTAGGTGCAGCACACATATAACCTTTCCAAGGACCCTTCGCACTTACGCCTTCTTTGTAAGCCATTGGTCCGTGCTTACAGACGTTACCGCCACCTTGTGGCGCAGGTGTAGATGCTACTGGCGCAGCACTACGTACGGGCGCAGCATTTCCAGCGCCTCCAAATGATTGACTAACGCTTCCAATGAGGGCAGAAAAGTCTTGCGCTGCGGTAAGCAACGCTTCTAATTCCTCCTTGTTAGTAGCGTACAAATTGATAAGTGTTCCATCTGGTGCTTTGAAGTTCACCTGGAACTTAGTTGATTCTGGTGCAGCCATTATTTATCTCCAGTCTTCTTGACGGAAAGCCTTGCGCTTTCCTTCCCTTGTTTCATCGGCACGAAGCCTAGTGCTTTCTCCACTGCTTCCTTGTCGATGGTATTACTCTGAACAGTAGACCACTTGATCTCATATCCAGTAGTAGTAACTCCAGTTTTGCCAAGCAACTTATCGCGTAGTGCTTGTTTCTTTTCTTCTAATGTCTTTATCTCGGTGTCAATCTGCGTGTAATGTAACGCATCCATTGCGGCCTCGAAGTCATCAATCTGAGGTAACTCAGACTTGGTAAGTCCTTTTTTTATACCAACGCATCCCATCTCACCAGAGGCATCATAGAACTTGCAGTAGCTGGCACAGTAACTCTCGTGTCTTTCAGGCGCGGGAGCTTCCTGTGTAGTCCGAATAGCTTCTAGCCAATTCAGAGCCTCTAGTGCGATGGCCTCGTCATATGGTTCAGAGTGAACAAGAATGTCCCGCTCATCTCCGTCACGAGGTATGGCTACTAGGTTGACGTTCTGGACCTTCCCCAAGCCAGACTTGTCAATCAGATAACCATAGACTTGTACTTGCCAGCGTTGCTGTTCTGACGGAAAGTAAGAAAGGTTCTTGACTTTCGTAGTCTTCCAGTCAACGACATCTCCTGTCCCAGGAATGAAGCAATCAACGTGTGCCTTCATACCGCCGTATTCGACAGTCTTCTCCAGAAGTACATCTTGATTGTTGGCAAGCGCATTCTCTATTGCAGCGTGGATGGCAGTCCCCATAATAGCTGCGAGTTTTACCTCGTTGTCATTGGTTTCAGGTTGACCATTCAACCGATACCACACCTTACGTCGACAGCCTCCAAGCTCTGATGGACCGATTTGAACCTGCGTGGACCTGCCGCGCTTGTTCTCTTTCTCGTGAAGAGCCTTTACAAGTAGTTCTTTTATATCCATCCGTTGCCCTGCCATCTAGTAAGAGTAATGTTGAAGAATAGCAAATTGATTTGCAAAACTCTAGCCAGCATTCGTAATGGCTGGTAATCATATATCTTGTAGTAATCAAGTCCGATGGACCAGTTATCTGTATGGTGTGCATTGATATGCAACGTCCACACTTTCCAATCTTTTCTCACGTTAGCTCCCGTCTCTGAGTAACTAATTGAATCGGAGGGCAGGTATTGATGTCAAGCATTGATGCAATCTCAACAGAGCGTCGGGCGTGTTGCTCTACATTACCCACAGTGATACGGCCCACGCGGTCATAAAGATAACCAAGAGCAAACTGCCCACCACTACCAAGTCCATAAATAGCGGAGTCCGATTGAATGAACGAGAGGTCTGTCGCAATATGGAAGAGGTTGCCATCAAACGATATAAGGTAGTCGAACCCTGCATCTTTTTCTTTTGTCGCTTCGTACGGATCATAGCCATTCTCCTTGAACGCCGTGAGTATAGATGGCAAGACTTTCTTACCCATCCACTGAATCGGATTAGCACCCTTGTAGGTAGGCGGAGTCCAGTTGTACGCAAGGATGTCACCAGGTCTGGTATCGCCTGTAATGCCTAACAGATACTTACCAACGTGAATAATTTTCGGAGTGGAAGTACTAACAGTCCTGAGATTATCTTCAGTAATCTGACTATCAGCAGCTAAGACAACTTGTTCATCAAGTTGGATTCCGATAAGTGTTGTCATAGCGGAAGGTTACCTCTCATCGGCGTGTCGTCGCGGTAGCGACACACCAGTTCATTACAATATGAGCCGTCAGGCGAATTACAGTATGGCCCTCACGGGCCTGTGGAAGTGAGGACAGTGTTGTTCCGTCTACTTCGGCTGCTGAAATATAGCCAAGAGCTTCCACCAATTCAAGCCTCTGACCTACGCGATGTAGGCCCAACTCACCAGTGTGTCTGTGGTTGTACCGTCTTCAACACTTATGTCCAGTTTGAGAACTATGAGATAGTTTGGTATGCCTTGGATGTACAATGTGCTAACTGTGGAAACTTACTCAAAGCACCCTGTCCAGTAGATAGACCAGAATGAACATTCCCCTGACAGAAGAAGACCTACGTCTAGCAGAAGAACTGTCAGAGAGGACCTATCAGAAGTATAAGAATTTCAATGGTCATTACCGCAACCTTCGATCATCACACTCCATCGGTAGGTTTGGTGAGATAGCTGCCCATAAATACTTCAAGCAGTTAGGTATGAATACCAACCCACACTTTCTCAATGTTGAAGAAGATTCTCTCTGTGACATCACCGCAGATGCTGTGCGCTGGGATGTCAAGACGTGGAACACCAGTTACTGGAATGTCTGGGGCAGAGCTGTATCTAGTAAGCAACTACCATTCCTCAAGAAGAAAGCAGATGCCATTCTATGGACCTCTGTAGACCCGCTACAGCCCACAGAGGTAAGCATCTATGGTTGGAATAGCGTTGATGACATCGCCCGCTATGAGCCTGTCTGGATGGGTCCAGAGGGCAACAAAGTACATAACCATCAGGTACCAATAGGTGACATTTTGCCACTTTCAGGCATAAAAAAATAAGGCCCCAGGATTTCTCCCAGGGCCTTTTGCCTCGCGCTATCTACAAACTACTCTGCTCCACGACCAAATTCTTTAGCCGATGGATCGAGCCACTTCAGTACTGGTCCAAGGAATCCAGCAAGTGCTGCTGCTCCAAGGGTCTTTACATCAGTTTCTCCTGCTAGGTAAAGTGCAATAGCAGCA